CGTGAACGTGTCGCCCTTGGATATGACATCGGCGGCAGCCCTGCCGTCTGCCGACACGAAGTTTTTGAACTCCACCCAGTCGAGACGGTCCTCGCCGTCGCTCTGGTCGCCGCAGCCTGCATCGGTGATGATAAGCTCATAATGCTTGGTGATATAATGGTCGTTTTCTGCCGAGGGCATACCGTTATACTGCTGCACCATGATATAGTCATCCACCCTGAATGGATTATAGAATTTGCCGTCGTGGGTCTGGAGATAGACTCTCCCGTTGACCGGATCGTAGTGGTCAACCTCCATCATGCCGGTGAAGATGCGGTTGTCATTTTCGCCGAGCAACTGGGATATTACCATGGTAAAGACACGGAGAGCGCCACGCACGACTATATCGTCAAACTCGGCGGTGTATTTCGTTTCCGGCACGCCGAGGGCGTTCAACACCTCACGCTTGAAGATTGCCCAGCCCTTTCCGCCGATGAAGCCGGAGATGAAGTCCTCGCTCGACAGTTGACCCCAGAACTCGGATGCGCCGTTGACCTGCAACTGCGCAAGTGTAGCCTTGAGCCGGGTGAGCAGCTCACCGAATATGGCGTTGCCATCAGCATCGATCTTTGCCCCGCTCAAACCTTCCTTGTAAGTCCCGACCTCCAGTCCGGCGAGGAACTTGATCAGCCCCGCAGCTTCGTCGTCATGAAGCCGGGATAGCGCACGCTTGGCTATCTCCTTGATCGTGCGCAGCGCACTCATAAGATTGTTGTCGGTCAAAGGCGTGCCGTCTCCTGTCTTGACTATATCCGGCAAACTGCCTTGCGACAGCTGCACGTATGCTTTCACTTCATCGATGTTGCCCTTTATTTTTTCAAGGGCACCGGTGGAGAGGGCATCGCTGATCTCAAGATCCATCTGAGACGGAAGGTTGATCTTACGGGTTATCTTTGTTATGCGACTGTCTTTGTAGCCGGTTTCCGGAAAATAATCGGGACTCTCAAGCCGGACACGCTGTCCCACATGAAGCTCGAGTTTGCGTTTCTCTATCTCTATATAGTCCGTCGGGGCCTTGAAGCATGACACATCCACACAATGCCGGCGGTTGTATTCATGCACCGCAGCGAGAAATTCAGCCTCTGCAAGCGGATAATACTCATCCGGCATCAACATGTTCCAAGGTATATAACGGTCGCCCGGCTTTGGCACAAGTACCCCATCAGGCAACTGTCCGGAGTCTGTAAACTGTGTGATTATCTCAAACTCCCGGGTGCCACTGTCAAAATTGATCTCAAAATAATGGGTCCCGTTGTCATCATTTCCAAGCCCCGCAAGTTCGCTCCCTTCCTGAAATGTCACACGCTTTACGAGTGAGCCGAGATCATAATTATTGGGATCGAATAGCAAATTATTATCCTTGAAGTAATATACGGTGAATTTGTCACCGTCCTCATTAGTGCGCTCCTCACTGCGGACATTGCTCACAGTGCCGGTATATCGCGGGAATATGTTGGCAAAGGCATTTTCCTCATAATGATGGATTATGCCGTATTTATCGGTGTTGACATCCACATATTGGACTCCTCCCGGCAGCTGTAACCGGCTGTGACCGTATTTTGACGGATCTATATTTTTGGATGATCCGGCGGGAAACAAGCGCGTATATACTTTTGCGTTGTCAGCGACATCGGGCTGTATCTTCGTAAGACCGTTCATATAGCCGAGCGTGACACGCTCACCGTGTTCGCAACGACACAGATTGATGGTAGTTCCATCAATCCAATACTCCGATCCTACCGCATCCGCAATGGCCTTGAGTCCCGCGTCACAATATTTGCCGTGATAGTCAACAACGATATTGTCACCGCCATCGACGGTTCCGACTTTCCAGTCATTGGTACTGAAGCCGGCGTTTATGGATTTCACAATCAGGGCGACATGCTCACGCGGTGGTGCCGTGAGGGAGAACACCGGCTCTTTGCCTCCGTCGGTGGTATTCAGGACAAGGAATCGGGAGATAAGGTTCTCCAGCCCATAGAACTTCATAGAATATTCCCACTCCATCGTGGATCTCTGAAGCGGGCGGTATTTCTCGGTCAGCCAGTAGCGCCGCCAAAGGAAGTCCACATAATCATTGACCTCAAACGACACACGATGGGGCAATGTGAAGGATATATTCAGGACATTGCCTGCCTGTATCTCCTCCACCTGCGTACTGTTGTCCCTCGGTTCTACCGAGAGTTTCAGCGTGCCGTCTCCGGAATATATTTTAAGTTCCATTCAAATGCCGTTTTAATGTTGTCAGAATTCGGGATTCGGCTCATGGAATTTGATTGTAAACCGAGCCGCCACCATGCCGTTCCCTATATCCTCCAGATGGTCATAGTCCGAGCAATCCTTGTAATGGACCCGATATGTCTTGCCGAGTTCCGGCACCCGGATCTCGAGCCATCCGTCAGCGCCGTTTTTCAAAAACGATACGAAGGCATCTCGCCTTGACATGAAGGCGGCTCGGTCATCGGCCGCCACCGCAAACTTCAATGATACGTCACGCGGCTCCCACTTCTGCACAAGTTTTTCAGGCAGCTTCTCCCCGTCCTGTTCCCGGAAGCTGACAGCGACATGCGCCTTGGTCGCCGGTGGTTTCTGCAAGGCGGAGTAATTCTTAGTCTCCCCCTCCTTATCCTCCACCAGCCATGCGCCGAAATCAGTCCAGACATCGCGACCGTTTATGAATAGCAGACCTTTCATTATATCGTTCATAATTATCTCAATTTAATTCCGTTCGTACGCAGCTCGTGTATATCTTCGGCCATCTCCGGCAAAGCATCGACTTTCTCCAGTATCTTGCCTATGGTGTCGCACAACTGTCCGAATGTGTCCATAAAACCGTCGAGTGTCTCATCTATGGATGCAGCGTGCATTTGAACACTTGTGAACAGTCCTTCGAGCTTGGTGCCCTGTTCCTGACTCAGTGCCGTATAGACTCCTGCGCGTCCGCTTTGGGATGATCCGTCGGTGTCACTGTCGCTTTTCCAAAGGTCAAACCCCATGGCGGCTGCCTTATCCTTCCACGCCTCCATCCATGCTTGGGCGGCATCCACGTTTTTGCCGATATTGTCATAGAAGCTGTCGATAACGCCCATAGCCTCGTTGGCTATGGCTTCCTCGCTCTTGCCGCTTCCATATATGCTTTTAAGTTTCGTCTGAAGCTCGGTGAACTTGTCAGCGAAAAACAGCGAGTAGGCTATCTGCTCACCGAGATTTTCAAGGACTCCGGCCGCACTGGCGGCGAAGTTTTCAAGCGCCGTGCCGCTACCCTTCAATGCGGAGGTTACGGCATCCATTATCCCTGAGCCCAGACTGCCGAATGTCTCGGTAAGATAGCTCTCAAGAGCATCCTCGGCCTCGTCCATCGCATCCTTCAGCTCGATAAGGTTCTCGAGATAGCTCCGGGTCTCGTCACTCATTTTCCGGGTGTCGAGTATCACACGCAGCATCTCGGTGTCAAGCTCACCGTTAGCCTTGATCAGCTCGGGATATACGCTAAGGATTGAACTGTACAGATCTTTGCCTTTACCCCATCCGAACAGTCCGGTCTTCTTATGTCCGGTTACAATCTGAGCGTTGTATAATGCTCCGAAACCTGCGTTATACGCATCAAGACGCTTGCGGTATGTGCCGCCGGCATCATTTGTCAGTCGTTCCCAAAATGTCTGTTTAGGAGCTTCGCCCTGTAGTTCCTCCTTGAACTGTGCCAATGCCTGACGGTAAACCTCTATGGCATTGGCCGCCTTGGCTACTTGCTTTTCACCAAAAATACTCTCGGCATCCTTCATCAACAGGTTCTGCTGCAGAAGCAGGAGATTATACTGGCGTTGGAAGTCGAGCTTGGCACGCTCTATCTCTTTCAGGGCTTCCCTGTGGCGGGCTTCCGCAGCAAACGCGGAGGTAAGGAACTTAATCCCCTCCCCTACGGCTGCGCCTATGCCTCCGACAATGCCGCCCTGCGCAAATCCCTGCCCTATGTTTGATACGGCACCCATCAGCTGCTGAACGCCATTCACGGCATCGGAAATCTCACTTTCGCCGAGTTGCTCGAGCATGGCACCCAGTTCCGCTCCGGCCTCCTGCGCCGCACCGGCTATGGTGCCGATCGACCCGGCTATCTCTTTGGCTCCTCCAGCTCCACGCAATCCGGATATACCGGTTTTGAATGTCTGGAATATCCGCTCCCATTTGTTGGTGGCATCCTTGCCGCCTCCAAGCAGTTTGTCAAGTGCCTTTTTAAGTTTGTCAAGTTCTGCCGGACTTGCCTCGATATTCTTGAGCTGCTCATCGCTTATGAAAGTGAGCCCCTCCGCTGTGCCTTTCCCGTTCAAATAGGCACGGAGTTTACGGGCCTGTGCGATCAGCCCTTGCAATGCGTCAAGGCTCATGCTTGAGTAATCACCGAATAGATTACGCAAAAAATCATTATCCTGCGCCATGCTCCGGGCTTCCTCGTCATTTATCGCCTGAATGCCCTGACGCACTTTTTCCCGGGCGACCTCTATTGCCCGATCTATCTCATCGCCATTCTCTGCGGTACGTGCCGCCTCAAGAGCCGCTATGTCGGCATCGCCCTGACGCTTTATTGTCGAGCGTTGCGCTTCATAGTCCTGATATTTACCTAACAGTGCCTGCAGCTCATCCTCGCGCTTCTTCTGCCTGTCGGCTGCATCCTTGTTTTCCCGGGCCGAAATGTCTGCCGTAGTGGCGTCATATATCTGCGCCGCAAGAGTGCGCTGGGTAGCGGCCTGCGCATGGATATTGGCAAGTTGCTCGGGTGTCACCTTCTCGCCGGCGTCCTTGAGTTTCCGGTATAGTTCCACCCTTTGCTGCTCCTCGGTGGTGATGCGTTCTTTTTCACGCTCGAAATTCAAAAGAGCCTCGGCGCGTTCTTTCTCGTAGCCTTCTCGTATAATGTCTATGCGGCGGTCCTCAATCCTACGGGCTGCCTCGAGCTCCATTTCGGCAAGAGTGTTTTTGGGCTTTGTTTTTTCCGGTTTGCCGCCATCGCCGGGGCTCTCCGGAGCCGTAAAGCCTCCTATGTGTGACTTATTCCTTAATTCCTCCATCTGACGCTGTAAAGCCTCGGCTTCGGCAAGGCTGTCCTCGCGTTTCTTTATGGCCGCCTTCATAGCCTCGTTATATGCCAGTTCAGCCGGATCACTGCCGTAATGTCCTTTTTTGCCGCCACCGAAAAACATATAGGCCTTGCCGCCGGCACCAAAAAACGGTCGGTAATGCTCCACTCCGTTTGCCTCGATATTGGCGACCTCTTCGTCTGCCTTGACCGCCTTGTCAACCAACGCCTGTGCCTTGGCTTGCAGGAAAAGCATCTGCACGTAATCCTCTCCTTTCCGGATCAGTATATCGTACCATTCGGCGATGGTATTGTAATAGCCGAAACTCTCCCCGTATTTACGGTTGAGTTCATCAACCTTCAACCGCTCCTGTTCCTTGGTTCCTGTAAATTCTTTCAGAGTCCGGGCTGTATTGTCGATCTCAAAACGTGTCTTGATCATCTGGGCGCGTCCGGAACTCTCTATCTCGACAAGCTCGCGCGCCTTTTCTGCGGCAGCCTCCTGCGCGTCGGAGTATTTGTTCCACGCCATGACAAGACCGGTCACCACAAGCGACAACCCCAATGTGAGTGTTGCCATCAATGCGGTGGCCGCTGCGTTCGATATGCCGAGAGACACAGCAAGTCTTGTGTTGGCGGCAGTCAAAAGATCCTTGGCTTTCCGCACCGTCACGAGGCGGAAAGCTGAGTCCTTATTGAGCGTGTTGAACACCTGCTGCAACCCCATGGTGATAGCCATTACGCTTTGTACCCGTGTCTGTATTTTCACAAGCTCCTCGTTCTCGGATGCGAATGCCCCCATTATGCCGGTGGCGACCGTGAACATTCCGGAGAGTCCGTTCACACCGCTCATAACGCCTTGCAGTCCCGCATCGTCATGAGCAAGGATATTGGTCTGCGTGCGAAGGTCTCCGATCGTGTCCGATAAGGTAGCAGCCTTGGAAGCCATATCCTGATATTCCCGGGTATTCTGTTTGCCCTCGAGACGCATACGGGCCATCGCATCGAGCAACTCCCTGAGCTCCATAGAGAGCCGTTTGGTTGATGTTGAGTTTTTCCTGTGTTCCTCCTCAAGAGCGGAAAGTGCGATCTTATCCTCATACAACGCCTTTGCGCAGGCGTCTATCTCGGCTTTCATCTCGAGCTGCGCCTTGCCGGGTCCCATACGGTCATATTGCGCCTTCAGGTTCTTGAGATAGTTTTCCGCATATTTCACATTATCCTTCAATAATGCTATACGGTCTGTGATGCTCTTGGCGACACGCTCCGCCTTGTCACCAAGGGACTCAGCCGACTGCCCGGCCTTTTCAAGTCCGGGAGTCAGCTTATCTCGCATCAGGAATTCTATCTCGACTGGTTTCATTGGTCCCTATTGGTTCTGTTGTAATTTTGTTTGAAAAAAACCGGCGGTGCTTTTAGGCTTCCCGTCCTTCTCATTCCTGCCGGCTTTCGGCCTGCGCCGGCTCTCATAGTGCGGAGCGTCGGCAAGCATCATACGCAGTGTCTGGTAATTCACCTTCCACATGATGTATTCTCTGCTCCAGCCGGTTGCGGCGGCTATCTGCCAGAGAATCCCGAAGGGGCTATGGCTACCGACATACTCGGTGGTTAACTCCCCTTCCTTTTTTGGCTCGTTCTCGGTGACAGCGGGTTCACTCGCTCCACCGATCCGATAATGTTCATAAAAGACTTGGTGCCGAGCAGGGATATGAAGCGCATGTTCGCGCCCTGCACCCAACGGTCATCCACAATCCACCGCAGAAGCCATGCCACTACGGGTGTAAGCAGCCACCCGGACAATTTTCCCCGGCATATTGTGAGTGCCACCATCTTACTGACCCGGACACCGTGGAGTGCCATGAAGGCAAGCTCTTCATGCTTGTTGAAACGTTCCATAGCCTCATGGGTGGTGCCGGTCTCAAGATAGAGTTTAGCTATCCTGATCTGGTTGCCGAGGCAGGGCCGTCTCATCGTCAGCCGGATCTGAAGGGGCTTGCGCCGGAAAGGGATCTTTATCCGGAGCAGAGGCAGCGACACCCCGACATCGAGCAGGGCATCGGCCGCCTCTATTTCTATCTCCTTCCGCATGGCTTAGGCGTTGCCGGCTTGGGACAGGCTTACGGTGACTTTTTTCGACGGATCCGACACGAGGGCGAATTCAACACTGCCGTTACGGGCCGCGCCGGCGTTGGCCGAAGCTGTAACGGTTATGTGACCGTTGACGATCTCCATTGAGAAGCCTGCCGGAAGCATCCCGGCGGTGAATGGACCGGAAGCGTCTATCTCGATCACCTTGCTCTCCCCTGCCTTGGTGAAAGAAAGCTGTGTCGGGGTAGCGGAAATGAAGGGCACGGTGGGGTACATAGCGAATGGGGAACCGCCATCAGCCGGCTTGGTCATCTCCATTTCACACTCTATACCGAGGGCGCTGTCGCCGCCGATCTTGCCTCGAACGAGACCGTCGAGGGTCATATTCTTTATCTCTATGGTCTGCCCTGTACCGGCGAGTATCTTCAACGGACCCGAAAGACTCACGGTATTAGCCGGGGCATCCCAGCGTTCCCCCGTCACAGTGCCGCCCATGACAGCCTTGCAGTTTTCGGGCAGAAGCTCGATAAGAGTGAATTTAAGGATGTTTGTGCCATCCTTTTTCTTAATCTTTTTTACAGGCGCATTGCGCACCTGCGCACCCCAGAGCTTGATATATTCTGCGGAGTCACCGCCCCAGTCTATGCCTTCATCGGAAATGACACCGATTTTCTTGTTATCGAACACCAGTGCGTCAAGCAGCATGATGTATCCGTCATTTACATATACCATAATTTATTTTTTTATAAGGGTTGTTATTTTGTTTTTTAGTTTCCTGATTGGAAACGCGCAAAGCACTCCAATTACAAATCCCGCCAGAGTCCACCAATGGCGCGTCTCGGGAGGTTTGTCACGCGCCTTGGACTGTTCCCTATGCAGAGCATTCAATTCGGCTGTCTGGGTGGCGCTGAATTTTTCAAGCCGTGATAATTCCCGGCGCAGACTGTCGATCTCACTGTATTGCTCGAGACTCATTTCACGGTAGAAATGATACAGTCTGCTTATGGAATCGCATCGCCCTGTCACGGTTATATTATCCCCCTCCTTGCGGAGTTCTACTCCGGCGCGTCCATCCTTTGCTGTGTAACCGGCACCGTCAGGAAGGTCACGGAGGCTCTGTATCGGGACATTCAGTCTCGCCAATTCCGCCGCAATCCCCTCCGCCGTGACAGCATGGATCATCAGGCATTCCTTCTGACCTGACTTCTTCGACATCAGGCTCCCCGACAGGGTTGTCTCCAGTGTGTCGAGGTATTCTGAGGCAGCTGTCGATAACGCCTCCTGCGACACGGTTCTCTCCTTGTGTCTTGTTGACGCGCACCCCGCGAGGATCATTGCCACGGCCACCATTAGTGTTAGGGTTGCCCCTCTGATTAGATGTTTCATTGTTTTTCTTTGTGAGTTTGGTTATTTCGCTGCGTAAGAGATCCACTTCCCTCAGGAGGGTGCGCTGCTTTAACAGTATCTCCTCCAGATTGGCTTGCAGACCCGCATTCTCTTTCCTGAGCTGCACATTCTCTGCAAGGATCTTACGGTTCTCCTCGGACAGCATATTGATGGAAGCCTGCAACTTCGAGAGCATGTCGTTGTTATGCTCCCTACGGCCGACAAGCCATGTGAACACGCTGCCGATAAAGCCGCCGGGAAGGGCGAACATTAAAAAGTTGAGCAGGCTATCCATTGCTTTGTTGATTGATTATTGTTTGATACCTATTGACTCCAGCCACTTCTGCACATCAAAGCTCGGACATGCTTTGGCAGCTACCTCGTTGTGACCTATGATCCTGACCCCGGGAAAGCGTCGATGGAAATCTCGCACATAAGCCTCCATCGCCTTGAGCTGTGCCGGGGTGCGCGTGTCCTTCGGTTGGGACATGTCTTTTGTCATACCACCGGCATAGACCACGTGACGGCTGACCGAGTTATACCCTTTGGCACCGTTGGTTATCTCCCACGGATCTACATTGGCATCCTCGTTGTTGTCAACCAAGCGTTCAACCGTTCCGTCAAGGTGGATAATATCGGTATAACCGACCTGCTGCCATCCTCTGCCACCCTTCGACACCGGGCTGAGGTGCATACGCCTTATATCGTCGCCTGTCACCTCGCGCCCTTCAGGTGTCGCGGTGCAATGGAGCACGAGATATTTTAATGCCGCCATCACGCTTTGGGCTGGGTAAGGGTTATGACCGCCTTCTTTGCCGGAGCCTCAGTGAGGGTGACTTCAATACTGCCACTACGCTCCGCCTCTCCGTCATTTACGGCAGCTGTTACAGTAAGCCCTGTTGCAGTCTTGGTCACCGTAAAGCCGGCGGGAGCCGCACCTACGGTATAGTCCCCGCTGGCAGTGACGACAACCTCTTTGCTTTCACCCGCAGCGGCAAATACCAGTGCTGTCGGATTGGCGGTGATACTTTTTTCGGGGGTCTTGAAAAGGGGATTCTCTCGTCCGTCGAACACCACAAACTCCTCACCGAATCCGATGTTGGTGTCAGCTTTCATGAGCAGCTTGAAGAAGTAGAGTTCGCTGGCATTGCTGTACTTGTCGATCTGGATCACACTCTCATCGTCCTGCAGGTTGACTGCGGCAAAGAGATTGCCGTCAGCGTCAGGGGAACAGAGGGTAGCGACGATAACTCCGTCGGGCCATGACGAGACAGTCTCTATGGTGATACCCTTGTAGCGTTTGCGGTTCATCTCGGTCTCATCCGAGTTCTTGTGCTCGCGCTCGGTGAGCTCATCGTCATAACGGTCGAAATCATCAACGCTCATGATGATGCGGAGTTTCGGGTTTTCACGCATAGCCTTCGGGATGGAAGCTCGTATGTCTTTGAGAACCTCAAGCATTGTGGTACCCTCCGAACTTACGATGATGCACTCCGGATCTTTGGCAGCCTGAGTCAAAATACCGTCCATCAGTTCATCGTCGGTATCGCCGTATGTGCCGTTAATATAGTGCCATCCGAGCTCGAACTGCACCTGCTTTGATAGAGCCTCAAGAAGCGCATTCTGTGCCTCGGGGGGAAGCTGCGAGAACACAAGGTTTCCTTTAGGCTGCCATTTGCGCCAGATATGCTCAAAAGCGCGCGGATTAAACGTGGTGAACGCCATGAGGTCCTTGGGATCGAGCGAATGTTCGCTGTAATTGAAATCGCCCTTGCTGTCCTCGAGGGTGGGATTCACTTTCTGTTTCTGGAGCATCCTTCCAGCCTTGAGACGAGGAATGCTGATTTTTTTCTCAACTCCGGGGATAACCATAATGAGTCCCTTGCTCACTATTTCATTACCCGTGGTCGCAACGGTCAAGATGGTTTCAAGCACCTCACCATTGTAATTGGTGTTTTTTACTACTATTGCCATAGTGTCTTTTATTGGTTGGTTTTACTTATTGAGACTGTCCTTGATCTCCTTCATGCGGCGTGCCCAAGGCCCCTCATTGCCGGTCGAGTGGTTTATATCCTCCATGACCTTACGCTTGGGCGTGAGAGCCGCAAGAGCCGCCTTCCCTTCCGCCATGTCACGTTTGAGGATGTTCTCGAATGTGGGGCGCGTCTGGGCGTTAATGCGGCCGTCATTCTCGGCCGCGTCGAGAAGGGAGGTGCGCTCGGCAGCTTCATCGGCAGCGGCCTTATCCTCGAAGTCTTTGACTTTCGCCTTCAGCTCCGTATTTTCCTGCTCCAGCGCTGGAACTTTCTCCGCCGCCTTCTCAAGATTGTCGATCTCTTTGAACGCCGCCGCGTCATCCGCGCAGTCCTTGAAGCGCGGACGCTTTTTGAGTTCTTCTAAATTCATTTGATTGTCGTTTAATGGCCTTTCGAGCCGGTTATTGAATATGCTGTATATCTGTTCCGGGGTGCAATCATCCGGTACCGGATCGGCATCATAGATACCGTCAACCAGACCGAGCGAAAAAGCCTCCCCGGCGGTCAGCCAGTGGTCGTTGTCGTCAAAGTAGGAGGATTTTACTTGCGCCTTGTCAGTTTTCAGCTTTGAAGCGAGCATATCGGCAAGACTGTCCTCGAGTGCCTGTATCTCATCTATGCACCGGCGCAGCTCGGTCTTATTGCCGTAGCACCCTCCGCTGACGCTGTGAAGCATAAGCCGGGCATATTTGCTCATGGAGACTGGCTTCCCGCACAAGGCAAGCACAGCCGCCATACTTGCTGCCACGCCGTCTATGTATATATGTATGTCGGCACTGCTTCCTTTCAGGGCGTTGAATATCGCAATACCGCTGTAAACATCGCCTCCGATGGAGTTGATGCGGACATCTATCCGGGCACCGGAATTTTCGGCAGCCTTCAGCTCAGACACGACATTGCCGCTTTTGACATCGCCATAATCCCCGATCTCTCCGTAGAGGAGGACGGTCACGCTCCCGTCGGGGGCAGTCTGTATGTTGAAATATCTGTTCATCTTCACTGTGTTTGATGCGGTCTGCCCGCGTTTATGGTGCAAAATTGCCATAAAACAACGGGGTATGAAAACTCCGGTTTTATCATACAACTTTATGGCGTTATCATGCCGCCATAAAGTTGTATCATGCGGACGCTCTTTCGCCAACTCCCTTTTTTATGGCAATTTTGCATCATAATTATCAATGTTATGGCAGATTTGACTAACGCCCAGAAAAAGGAATGGGCAAAGACATTATACCTCCGTGAGAACCTTACCCAACAGGAAATAGCCGACAGGGTGGGATGCTCGCGCGTCACCGTGTCAAACTGGGTGCGCGCCGGCAAATGGGAGGAACAGAAGGTTGGTATAACCCTCACAAGACAGGAGCAGGTCGCCAACCTCTACCGTCAGGTGGCGGAGATAAACCGTACGATAGCTGAGCGACCGGAAGGAGAACGTTTCGCGACATCGAAAGAGGCTGACATCCTCGGAAAACTCGCGGCGGCCATATCGAAAATGGAGCAGGAAATAGGCATCGCCGACACTATAAGCGTACTGACCGGTCTTATAGAATGGCTGCGCCCCCACGACATAGAGAAAGCGAAGGAGATAACCCGTATTGCCGATGCATACATAAAAGACAAGCTATGAAACAGGTTGACAAAATAGCCCTTCAGGACTGGGATAAATTCAAGGAGGATATTGCGCGCTCAACCCCGGTCGATAAGACCATGACCCATGCCGAGCGAGAGAAACACCGCATATATCTCGAGGCGCATCCCATCGAATGGATCAAGTTCTTTTGCGCGCCTTATGTCAAAAGCGAGTTTGCACCGTTCCACAAACGGGCGATCAGACGCATCATAGCAAATGGGGAATGGTTCGAGGTTCTCTCTTGGAGCCGTGAACTTGCGAAATCAACCATTACCATGTGCATTGTTCTGTATCTGGTACTGTCGGGCAGGAAGCACAATGTGATATTGACCTCAAACTCGAAAGACAACGCTGTCCGGCTATTGGCTCCCTACCGTGCAATGCTTGAGGCTAACGGCCGCATAATCGCATACTACGGGGCGCAAATGACTCCGGGATCATGGACCGAGGATGAATTTCTTACCAAGGGAGGTGCCGCATTCCGCGCCCTCGGTGCCGGGCAATCTCCGCGCGGATCACGCAACGAGGCGATCCGACCGGATGTGCTTCTTATCGATGATTTCGACACCGACGAGGATTGCAAGAACCCCGACATAATACAGAAGCGGTGGGAATGGTGGGAAAAAGCCCTCTACCCCACCCGCTCCATATCCACGCCGACACTGATCATATTCTGCGGCAACATTATCGCGAAGGATTGTTGCGTGGTCAGAGCCGGAGCCATGGCAGACCACTGGGACATTGTGAATATTCGCGACAAGGAGGGTAATTCCACTTGGCCGGAAAAAAACTCGGAGGAGTTCATCGACCGCACCCTTTCAAAAATCTCGACCAAAGCCGCACAGGGCGAATACTTCAACAACCCAATATCTGCCGGGGAGGTGTTCGAGTCTGTTACATACGGCAAAGTTCCCCCTCTTAAAAAATTCAAGTTCCTTGTGGCGTACGGGGACCCGTCTCCGGGCGAGAGCAAGGCTAAGAAGGGAAAATCTTTCAAGGCTGTCATGCTTATGGGGAAACTCGACGGCAAATTATATGTCATAAAGTCACGACTTGCAAAATCGCTCAATGCCGAGTTCATAGACTGGTATGTGCAACTTTTGGAGCACGTGGGAGGTATAGTCCCGGTATATTGCTACATGGAGAACAACAAACTGCAGGACCCATTTTTTCAGCAGGTGTTCCGGCCGCTTGTCGCAAAAGTCCGCAAAGAGAGGGGCATCCAGTTGTATATCCGACCGGATGAACGCAAAAAGACAGACAAGGCAACCCGCATAGAAGCCAACCTTGAGCCGATGAACCGGGAGGGCAATATGATACTGAACGAGGCTGAGCGTGACAACCCGCACATGAAAGAGCTCGAGGACCAGTTCAGGCTTTTCACACTCACATTGCGCTATCCGGCCGACGGTCCGGATGCTGTCGAGGGTGGCAACCGCATATTGGATGAGATCATGCGTAAGGTTGAAACGCCATTGACCCGCTCCCGATCGGAAATAAGCCGGCGCAACAAACGTAGATTATAACACATAAATTCCATATATGAGCCAATTCGTACAACTTTCAGATTACGACGCGTCAATACACCGGGAGATACTCGATGCGCTTACGCGTGACGATGATACCGTGGTGAAGATATGCGAGGACAGGGCCATTGCCGAGATGCGCTGCTACCTGTCAAAACGGTATGACTGCGACCGCATATTCTCGACTGCCGGTGACGACCGGAACCAGTTGGTGTTGATGATGGTCCTCGATATTGCCGTGTACCACATTTTCTGCATACACAATCCCCAAAAGTTGTCTCAGATCCGGAAAGATCGCTACGAGCGTGCGGTGGAATGGATGAAAGCGGTCGCCCGTGAGGACATATCTATCGAAGGTGCCCCGCTTCTGCCCGAGGAGGAGCGTGTGGCAGGGTCCACATTCCGCATCCGGAGCAATCCCAAACGAGTCAGTCACATGTAATCATCACAATTATGAGCAAAAGAAAAAATAATCCGGAAAGCCGCCCCGGATTGATAACCTCCGGTGGCAATGTTCCACGACCGGGACAGTCCCGTCCCCCGGTCGTAGTGCTTACACAGCCTAAGCGGTTCGGGATAGACATAGCTGATTATACGGAAGCGATCAGGTCAGCCGAAAATATCGACTTCCCCCGTCGCTACAAGTTATATGACCTGTACGCCGACATCCTTATGGACTCGCACCTGTCCTGTGTAATCGAAAAGCGCCGTAATGCGGTACTGTGTTCCGACATAGAGTTCAGGCGTGACGGTAAACCGGATGATAGGGTTAACGAACAGATCCGCTCCCCTTGGTTCTCGAGGCTTGTGAGCGACATTATCGACGCACGGTTCTGGGGATTCACGCTATGCCAGTTTTTTAAGGATGGCGAATGGATAAACTATAATCTGGTCCCGCGCAAACATGCGGACCCCGTGCGCCGTATGATACTCCGTCACCAGACCGATATAACCGGCATAGCGTGGGATGAATACCCGGATCTGCTGTTCGTCGGAAGGGACGATGATCTCGGACTGCTCGCCAAGGCTGCCCCTTGGGTGATATACAAGCGCAACACCACCGGGGACTGGTCCCAGTTCTCCGAGGTGTTCGGTATGCCTATTCAGGAATACACCTATGATTCCGACGACGAGGGAAGCCGTGAGCGTGCCATTTCCGACGCCGCAAACGTGGGTAGCCTCGCCACGTTCGTACACGGCAAAGACACTTCTCTCAATCTGATTGAGGCCGGTAACAAGACCGGCTCCGCAGATGTTTACGAGCGGTTATGCGAGAGATGCAACAACGAGATTTCAAAACTGTTCCTCGGGAACACGCTTACCACCGAGTCATCCGACACCGGCACTCAGGCACTTGGCACCGTGCATAAGAAGGGAGAGGACAAAATCGCCCAGTCCGACCGGCTATATGTCCTCGATGTGCTCAACTATGAGGCTGCCGACATATTCGCCCGCATGGGCATCGACACCACAGGTGGCAAGTTCTGTTTCCCGGAGAAAAAAGACCTTGATCCGACATCCAAAATCAACATACTGACACAGCTACGCACCGGCTTCAATCTGCCAGTAGATGATGATTACCTCTATGAGGAATTCGGCATCAGCAAACCGGCAAATTATGAAATGATAAAAAAAGAGGAACAGGAACAACGCGCCCGCGAAGCCGAGGAGGCGAAGTCTGCCGCAGAACAGATACCACAAAATGACGGTGACACGGAGGATGATCCGGACAAAGACAACAATCCGGGAAATGGGGAACAGGGCGACGACAAGGATCTGCCGGAACCTAACGAAAAACAAAAAAGGACTTTCAAAAACTGGCTGAAAAATTTTTTCGCAAAAGCCCCGTGGAACACCGGGGCGGTTTTAGACTGGTAGTTGACAGTCTTTATTATGACAAGGACACCGAGGTTGCGTCATCGTTCGATTTTTCAGACGAGACACTGCGCAGTGCCCTGTTGAATATTTACTCAAAAGACTTCCATCCGGCATCCGACATCGAGGTCACTCTTTTTAACGAGGTGTGGGCGACAATGGATAAGGCGGTTAAAAAAGCCTTCGGCAATGTGTCGCCCTCCGATCCTGACGCCGACTTTATCGAAGCTCTGCGCCGGAATAATGCTGTGTTCTCGGCTTTCAAGGTACACCGGGCGCAAAATGACATGGCACGTCTTTTATTGGACTCGAACGGCAATCTAAAGCCGTTTGAACAATGGTTGAACGAGGTTATGCCCATCGCCAGCCACCAATGCCGGACTTGGCTCAAGACCGAATACGACACTGCCGTCATACGTGCGCATCAGGCTGCGGACTGGCGTCAGTTCTCAAGGGAAAAAGACATTCTCCCAAATCTTAAATGGGGACCGTCAACCTCCATCACTCCGGGTGAGGACCATCGCATATTCTGGGGTGTTGTGCGCCCGATAGACGATGATTTTTGGAACCACCATAGGCCCGGCGACCGTTGGAACTGCAAATGCACGCTGTCATCGACAGATGAACCTGTGACGCCGGTACCCGCCGGGACCACTCCGTCATCAACCCCACAAAAAGGGCTGGAGAATAATCCGGGCAAGGATGCAAAGCTGTTTTCAGACTCCCATCCGTATAAGACGGAAGCCCATGCCGGCGCAAAGAAGGCTGTTGACAAACTGTTGAAACGTCTTGAGGAAATGATGAAAGAAATGCCGGATCATTTCACCTCTGACGAAAAGACCGCCATCGCTCGGGACAATCTCGAAATTGAAAAGGCTCTCGGTATCACAAAAGGCAAACCTATGACAGTGGAGGATGCGGACAAACAGTCTGCAAATCCGAATTATGTGCCTGAATATATACTCGATCCGAAAGGTATCTATAAGGACAAATACGGTAATACGTATCGATTGAACAAAGAGTATGATAAATCAAAACACCGTCCTTATGGCATAAACTGTCAGACATGTGCTCCGGCATACTCATTACGCCTAAGAGGGTTCAATGTCACCGCAAAAGCAAATACCAAGGGTTCTAAACTTGAGCATCTAAGCCAAGGTTACAACTGCTGGAAAGTATGGCGCAACTTAGACGGGACACCCGCGAAGCATACAAGCACCAATGATTGGATGATCGGCAAAAAATATAAAAAAATGACGCCTAAACGTTATCTTGAATTCTTCGATGAAGTATGCAAGGATGAAGGCGTATATGAACTTTCAATCGGATGGAAAAGAGGAGGTGGACACGCTACAATACTACAGCGGTTCAAAGACGGATCACTGAAATATATTGAACCTCAGTCTGACAACTCCAAAGGTTCAGGGTATGAATTCAAGGATATAAAATACCTCGCAGAGAATGGCGCGGCGAATAATCACGGCTGCCGTGGCATTATGCGGATAGACAATAAATCATTCAACACTGACTTCATCGACATCTTCGATAAGTGAGTCAAGTATGTTCATAGCTATGTCACCCGTCACTTCATCCACCGTGGTTCCATCATACAGATATACCGGGCAAACTCCGGCTGTAACATCATCCGGATAATGGTAATAATAAGCCTGCGCACCTTGGAATTCACCAAGATACTCCACATGCTCGCCGTACATTGCCCGGAGCTCGGAGGCTGCATTCATTACCTGTGACGGGATGTTCATTGTAATAGTCTGGTTTATAATCTGCAAATGTAACATTATTTTTTTATTGCAACAATTTTATGGATATAAAAGATTTCGCAAAACTCGTAAAAGCCAAGCGCGGGGAACTTGACACCCTCATGCGCCGTAATATGCCGGTGATTGCCGGGCGTATGGCCAAGGACCATTTTCAGGACAACTTCCGCAAAGGCGGCTTCGTCAACGGTGGTCTGCATCCTTGGAAGCCTGCACGGAGACTGTCATCCGGCGACCCGGGAGCAGCGTCAAATTACGGCACGCTGCTATCAGGGCGCAACCATCTTTTCAGCTCCATAAAATATATGCCCGGCGATTACCGGGTACGTGTCGCCAACGACGTAAGGTATGCCCCGCTGCATAACTGGGGAGGGATTGCCAATCCGACCGTCACAGACCGCATGAGACGCTTCGCATGGGCGATGTTCTATAAATCCTCAGGTCAGACAAAAAAAGCCGGCACGGGGCAAAAGAAACGCCAAAAAGACGGTTCCGGCAAACAACCGGAGAATGCGCAGGCGCAATTTTGGAAAAGACTCGCACTGACAAAGAAGACCAAGCTGAAAGTGAAAATCCCGCAGCGTCAGTTTTTAGGCGAAAGTGCCGAGTTGTCTGATAGCATTACAACCCGCACAGAAAATGAAATTCGTAAAATTCTAAACTCATAAAATCATGGATGAAATTTTTATCAACATTATGGAGCGTATAGCCGGGAATATGCCGGATCTGTCGTTGATCGATGAAGATTACGGGCAACTCGAAATGTCTGCCGAGGAGGACAAATATCCCGTGACATTCCCATGTGTCCTGATCGGTAATATCGATGCTGACTGGAGGGATCTCGGACTCGGCAACCAGAAGGGAGCCGCTCTGATCACGGTGCGCCTCGCCATTGACTGCTACGACGACACATCGTTCGCATCCGGGACCTATGACAAGGTAAGGGAGCGGCGACAAATGGACCGGAAATTATACAAGGTCCTCCAGCGTTTCAAATCATCCCAATGCGCAACTCCTCTTGTCCGTGTCAAGAGCCGGGATTATGCCCTGCCGGGATATGTAAAGGTATTTGAGACGACATACGCATTCACCATCAACGACAACTCGGGACAATCCCTATAACTCGGGGAATAACGACAACTGGTCATTGGTAAGACGCGGTTTCTTGACTTTCGGGAGCGGCGTGATATTATCCGCCGCTCCACTCCGCAACATTCTCCGGATAATGGCCATTATCCGTTCCTCGGAGATAAAAAACTCACGTTCCGAGAGGATTTTGAGCGCATCATCAAAGCGCAGCCGCTGCCTCTCGGTCCAGTAATAGTAACGACGGCACAAAGCCTCGTCACGCAATTTTATAAGTTCCTTATCTCTTCCTTTTGCCATATACAAGCTATATGCAAAATTAGCAAATTTAACGCTATTTAGGCACAAAAAGCACCGCAAATATTCCATCTACGGTGCTTTTGATTAAGTGGTTACCTACATTCGACTACAAACGGCAAAAACTCGGCTCGACACGACGCCATACGCCGTTTTTGTCACGCTTCCAGAAGTAGAAGTTGACAGCAGTCTTGGTGACGGTGTGGCTCTCACGGAACAGCCCCATGATGGACTTATACTCCTCGTCGAAACGGTCCTCCATCTCATAGAGCTTGCTGATGTTCTTGTAGTCCAGATCTCCCTGACGGTTACGCTCGAGGAGGGTCATCGCCAACTGGTACATCGGATCGTCATATCCCTTCTCGCTTCCGGCTACATACGCCTTGAGGTATTCCATAAGACGCTCGGCAGCCATGTCGGCGCGCTCGTCAAAGGTCTTGACCTTATTGCTGCGCACCTCCATTTTCATATCTCCGTCCACGATGGTGAAACTCGATTGCTCCTCTTTGCGCAGCTGACCGTAGTCTCTCATCACTGAATAGAAGCCGTCAGCCTCTTTCTCTATCCACTCACGGAACTGGCGCACATCTTCCACTAACGGAAGAAGGTGACTTTTGACTTCGTGTGCGAATTGCGCACGCAAGGCCTCGTATGCCTCGCGACGATCACGGGTTGCTTTCTGTTCCTCGGCTTTAAGTTCCTCGAGCAGGTTCTTGCGCTCGGCTGCCGACATGCCCTTGAGGGCTTCTCTGATGTTATCCATGTCTTTTTATTTTTATTGGTTAGTCACTGATTACTTTATCGTCTGTAAGGAGTCTCGCAAAAGCTCGGTCCCGCTCCGCTTTAGTGTTGTACTTCTCGAAGGTCCTATAATCGGTACCGGCAACATGGCGCGCCTTTATACGGGGAGTCGGGTAATCATCTTTGCGGATAATTATAAATCCGGCTTTCAACACCTTATCTTGGCTTTTTCTGTCCATACTTCAGCTCTCCTTTTCGTAGTCCTGCATTTCCGGCTCCTGACAGAGCAATGCCTCCTCATACTTTCCGTAGGTCCATTCGTTGACCTCGCTGTAGAACTCCTCCCGTTCCTCGCTCGTAAGGGCGGCAGCCACTTCGAGCATCTGAGTTTTCAGGTTGTCGATGGTTTCTTTTGTTTCCTTTCTCATATCATTTGTTTTTAAGGGTTGTTTGCTTTCGTCTTATGGCACGCAACTTTTTGAGCAGCGCATCCAGTTCGTCACAATCGAGGTGACAGAAACGCTTGCCGGCTATCCGGCTGTCCATACAAAGGGCATCGACTTTGCCCCAGTCTGCCGTGTCAACATCGAGCAGTTGCATCTGATGGAGGACAGAACTGCGCTTCCTGCGCAATATGTCCATCGGACTTGGAGATGTTTGTTCCATCATGTCCCCTCCTCTTTCGTTGCCGGTTTCCACTCGACGGTCACGACCGCCATTACTTCACCGGTACCGCCGCAGTCCGGGCATATTACCGTTTCATCTTTTTTATTCGGCGGTCCGTAAAACCAGCCTTTACCACGGCAATAGCCGCAGACATGCCCCTTGCTCACAAATCCCTCATTATGAAGGCGGCCCGGAGCCACGAGATTGATTATAGTCTGTTTCTCACTCATGTTATTATGAATTGAATGTTAAAATTATATTCTCTGACCAAGCACCGGATCTCTGGAACCCGGGCAGGATCCTCGCCGTAGGGGTATTCTATGCAACGTGCTTTCGTGTCGCATCTGACTCCCTTCTTCCGGAGCTTATACAGGAGGTTTTTGCGCCTCATCGCTCTTTTGTCCATCATCGAGTAATGCTTTTGTGGCTCCCTCCTCCCATATTGTTATGGGGTCGCCGGTATGGTCCAGAAAACGACTTTTGCACATTGCCTTGAAGCAACTGACAAAGATCTTCACATCCGCGTCATATTCAACTTTTTTAGCCGGGCGACCCTCCGGTCTCATACCCTCGGCATGACTGATGAATATTAACAGTTTGTTTGAGTGTCGCTCCTTCATCTCGCAGTACGCCTGATAGCTGAGTCCGCTATATTGGAAGGAGTCTATTATCACGATCGGCGCACTCTTTTTGCGGCTAAGACGCTCACTGAGTTGTTCCATCGGTTCCCGGTCAAGCACCATAAGGCGTTTTCGGGTCTCATCCATACCATGACGCTTCAGTGACTTCTGGAATGACAGGCTCGTGCCCTCCTCCAGACTGTCATAGATAACCCTGCCGAAGCCGCAGAGGTATTTGGCAAGCTGCATCACAAACGAGGTCTTGCCGTTGCCGCTGGCACCCCATATTATCCATGTGCCGCTTTTGGCGGGGTTGCCGATGGCCGCCTGCCACTGCCCGGTGAATTCGTAGCTCGGGATCCTCATGTTCAGGATCTCTCCGGGGCTGTATGCGCGTTTCAGCTTCATGCCCCTGCCCTCCTTATCTTTTCGATCTCGGTATAAACACGGCGCAACCCGCCTTTGGAGGCGTTTACGATCTTGGCAATGTCTGACCCTGCCGGAGCGTTGACCTTGGCGACAATCGCAGCCTGTGCCTTCATGAACTTCTCGCGCTCCTTGGCGTCATCCGGAGTGACCTTGCTGTATGTGTCCCCATACCGGCTGAACATTTCGGTATAGCCCACCTTCTTGCCCTCTATGGCACGTGTTATCTTCTCCTGCAGCCCGTCGGCCCCCATCATGTACCACCCGCAGCAGCGTTCGGTAGCGTTCCACAATGCCTTCAGTTCAAGGAATGCCTCATACTGGAGATCTCCTGCTTCGTCGAGGATGATCAACGGGGTGTCTATGGTGCGCAGATAAGCCACCAGATCCTCATAGACATCGCCGTATCTGCCGTATGAACCCACGCCGAATTCCTTTGCCATAAGACGTATGAGCTTGATTTTCGTCTTTACCTGTGAGCAGTCTATATAAACCGCATGGGGATGCAACTTGACGTATGCCTTCGCCGTGAAGGTCTTGCCTATGTTAGGCATGTCGCACATAATGGCGCTCAGGCTGCTTTGCTGACACACCTCGAGCTGCTTGCTGATGAAGGCATAGGTCGGGGTCATGGCTGCGGTCCATTCCATCTCTGCCCGGAGCTGAACCCCTAACCGCCGGGCAATGCCTATCCAGTTGGCATCGCTGACCTGACGGTCATAGTTGCCTTTCTTTATCGCGTTGTACACGCTGGGCGCAATGCCCAGTGCCGTTGCGTGGCGGTTGTCGCTCGGGTAATTATCCCGGTCGGAGTTTATTGCGCCCGCTATGCGTTTTTTGATTTCGTTAGTGATTTCCATTTTTATGCTGTTTTAATGTTGTTCAAACTCTGTTCTCGGCTTCCGCTGCGTAACTTTCAACATTCATATATTCCGAATAATCAAGATCGTTTTCAGGTTCCGGGATTGCGACCGGGACAGCCTGAGCCTCCCGGACTGCGGCCGCCACCTCCTGACGGGTGATCCCGAGCCTGTGGATCTTGTTTTTCTTAACCATCGAGTCAAACTGCGCCACATATTTAGCTTGTTCGGTATATGCCTCACGGTCTGCATCGGTCTGCTCGGCTGTGGCTTCGTTGTACCGCTCCACCTTCCGGCACGTGTCGATAAGGCGCCCGTTCTGATAGACATACACCTCGGTTATGTTGCCCTCGGTGTCGGGAAGCCAGTACGCATCCACCTTATAGTTGCGTGGTTCGAGCTTGCCTATGATTTCCGGACTTGAAAGCCTGTACTGGTTGTATTGTACCGTCAAGTAGGCGTTCTGCTTGATGCTTGTTTCGGTATGCTCACCGATAAAACGGTACAGCACCGCCTTGTCGATCGGTGACAGATCCGGGTTCTGACACCTGCACAGCACATCCCATCTTGTCATCCCGGGATATTTTTTCTGATTGGGATGAAGTTGAGCGTTGTACTCGTTTATCATGGCAATGTCATCGGCCACCAGTTGTTCGTAACTGTATGTCGGCACCCGGTATGTGTTGTTAAGCTCGTCGTACACCTTCTCCACCTTCGGGCGGTTGGCCTCGAGTTTGGCATACCATCGGCCGATGTTCTGCTGGCTGCGTTTCTCGACACCGTACTTCTTCGCCCGGTTGACATGCTCCTGACGCTTCTCCCTCGAATTGCCCGGGTTACACCACCGGATCAGCGGGAAGACCACACCGGCCTGCATAAGACCGTCGGTGAATTTGTTTACCAGATGGTGCTCGACCTCGATCTGCGCCGGCATATACCATCCGTTACGATCCAATGTCTGGAACATATTGCGCATACAGTCGATGAAAAGGTCTTTTTCCTTACTGCGGTTGTAGGCGTATCCTACCACTGCACCGCTTGCAACATCGCTCACGTAATAGGCGTGTACGTAAGTCCCGTCATGTATAGGTCGGGGCAGGTCGCGGTCATCCGCAGAGATCTTGCTGAAAGCAAAATTCGGACTCATACGCAGATGATACGGTCGGTTGGAGTTGTTAAAATCAAACTGGGTCTGATGCACCTGAGCCAAAAGTGCCTTGGTCTTGGGCTGCTTGAGATAATTGGCGATGGTGCCTTTGCTCAACACCACGGGATTACCGTCCTTGTCAGTGAAGTCATCCGGGTTGAACACCTCCCCGGTTTCAGGATCATGGACCTCAAGGTCGCCGGTCACGAACTGGTTGTACATCTCGGCGACAACCTTGTCAAAAGGATGCTCCGCCATAGCTGCGAGTCCTCTTATAAGGTCTGCTATGTCATGTGTGACCTTGCGCCGGTTCTGGTTCCGGAACTTGCCGCTTATAAGGCTCTCATAGCCCTGTGCCTTGAAGTCATTGACCTTTTTCTTGAAACGGTTGACGCTCATAGGCAGCGTGTGTCCGAACTCCTCCCGGTAATAGTTGATGGCACCGGCAAGCTCGTTCCAGTTGACCGGACCGCCTTTCATTGCCTTGCGCATTATCACGGTGCCCGCCATCACATCGATCACAGCCTGTATAGCCGAGGCGTTGACTGTGTATTCGTTTATGTGCTCGGGCGGTAAAGCGCTGCCGTCCTCAAAACGGAACCGGGTATAAAAGCCCCGTGCCTCTGCATCGATATGGAAGTGGCTTGCAAACCACATTCTGAGTATCTCTGAATTCATATCTCCGTATTTCTCTTTAATTTTGTCTTGAAACCTTTGCGGCATGGTCGCTATTTCCACGAGCGCATAGCATCCTAAACCTTTCCCCGGACGTACCACGTTTATTTTACCCCTGCTGCTTAACTGCTTATAATTGGATCCTGACATTATCGGGTTTGGTTCCCGAATCAGATCCATATAAGAGATGCAGGCAATTTTACCGTAATACTCCATTGTCGTTTATCGCTTAGAGCGCAGCAGCCATCTGTTCAACCTCATGCTGAAGCTGCATGAACTCGGGGATGCTCGATATGTTATATTTATCCTTTTCAATGCCGTCAACAAGCACTCTGACTTCATCGGTCTTATAGTCGGCAACGATCTTCACACGTGATCCGAATGACTGTTCCATTGTGCGTTCAGCGGTGTTGTGGGTCGTCTCACACTGTGAAACATACCCCTCTGTCAGTTTTCCGCCTCTTTTAAGAGCGAGTATGCGGATGCGCTGCGCCTTTTCACTGTTGCGCTCGAAGTTAAGGGCTCTCCACACCTGTTGGCGGGAACAGCCAAACGCCTTCATAAGGAAGGTCTTGGTCTCGTTGTCTGTCAAAATCTGCTTCTTCATGATTACATCTGTTTGGTGTTGTCTTTTTTATTCCCTAATTCTTGGCACAGCGTCTGAAAAATAGCTTCGCACTGCGCGTCATACTGGCACAAATGGCAGTATGATCGGGAGTTTGCAAGTTCTGCCTCGGTCATAAACCCCTCGGCTTGATCCAGCGCGGCCTTGACCGCAGTCTGAGTGTGGAGGATTGATCCCAAAGCGGCACGCAAACGATTCTCGAGCTGCTTGTCCGGATTTGCCTTAATGAAATGCTTTGCCATACTCTATGATTTTATTGTTAATGATTGGTGGGAGGGAGGGGAGTCGAACCCCTCTACCACTCATTGGCGGCTACAGGTCGCTAAGATCTGGCATCCGGCCCTCCCGGATTCCCCGGTGAAATTTGGCAACACCGGGGAGTGGAAAAATTTACTTTGCCTTTCGGCTTTCTCGGCTCTCTTGCCGAAGGATCGCCCTCTCTTGGGTCTGACCCTGTATTTTATTCGGGTATTGAACCGATCATATTGATGATAATACCTCTGATTTCTTTTTTGGCTTCATACTCCCAGCGATGTGCGAGGTTGGCAGCGGGATTGGAGCTGTTTCTGTAAGGATCGCACATCATAATGTCATCAGCAAGGTGCTCCGCTGAATGCTGCATGAGGAACATTGCACGGTCTTTATCACATCCTTCTTCTGCAAGGGCGGCGCAGAGCTGTTGAAAATAGTCGCGTCGAAGGTTGTGCTTATAAATCGTCTCCGCATCCCACTCGAACTGTCCATTGAAGTCGTTTGTAAGATTCTCCATTCGTTCTTTAATGACCGCCTCGCTTTGGCTAACCCTTCGCTCCGCACGTCTGAATAGATATGCAACCACCCCATTCGTGGTCACTACTTTTGCATTCTTTGTCTCACTCATAGTTGCTTATTTTATTTCGTTAAAAATCGGTTTCACTGAGCAGCCGAAAACTGAGGTCAGTCGGTATTTCAACTTCTCCACATAGAAGTCCGGAGCGGCGAATACGATGCCATCCTCCTCGTTATAGCAAAATGACACACCGTCCATCATCAGGACTGCTGCCACCTTATGCTTGGAGCTCTGCGTCTGCCATTCTTTGATTTCGTCTGTCGTTTGCATATTCAGTAGTTCTAAAATTCGTTAATCTCACGCCTTTTTTGTATCTTTGGCGCGGTGGTAACATCTTAACCACACCGCAAAGATAAGTGATAATTTTCAACCTCGAAAGTTTTTCGGGGATATTTTTCAATTTTATGTGCAAAATTTTACATCGCATACAACAAATGGCCTCAAATGAGGGGATAACTATCGGCGCTATGGAGCGTGCGATAGGTGCCAGCAAGGGCGTGTTATCACGTGCTATTGCCAACGGCACAGATATACAGTCTAAGTGGCTCATCTCGTTAGTTGAAAATTATCCCCGTTATTCAGGGGACTGGCTACTTACAGGCAACGGCAATATGCTCAGAGAACAACAGAATCCCCTTCTTTCCACCCCTATCTTACAGAAACATATCACAACTGAAAAAGACCCAGATAAGCACATAGATGTATTTACCGAAGCATCAAAAAAGACACCCGGCGCAATTCCTTTAGTTTCGGAAAGAGCCATTGGTGGTTTTGCTAATGAACACTTCTCCATCAAAGAAAGGGATATATTGGCATACTATGTAATACCAAAGTTCCGGTTTCTCGGGGTAGATTTTATGATTGAGGTGTTTGGCGACTCCATGATACCCAAATTCTATCCCGGCGACATAATAGCCTGCTCCATCATAAACCACTCTAGATATATCGAATGGAACAAATGCCACCTTATTGCAACCATCGACAGGGGACTCATTGTAAAAAGACTTATGCCGGGAAGCGATGATGATTGCTATAAAGCCATATCCGACAACAAGGACTATCCCCCCTTCGACATTCCCAAGGATGAGATAACCGGCATGGCTCGCATAGTAGGGGTAATACACCTCGAATAACACCATGCGGTATGCACATACCCGCGCAGAATGCCCTATTTATGCAGCACGCACACGCAATTTAGGTACTTCACGGACTCAAACATTAGCAATGTACTGAAAGGCAAAATATTACATCACAAAATCAAGTTAAAAAGTGGTGGGTATTTTCCTACTTGTATATTGCCGTATTTTTAGGTTATAATGAGCCTTTTGGTTGCTATCCTATGAAATACTAACCTAAAAAAAATCAGAAATGTAACCCTAAATGTAACCCTAAACTTTATTTTAGTGTAACCCTAAACCGTAACCCTAAATGTAACCCTAAACAAAATAAGCACAAAAAAAGGAGCGAAAACCGCTCCCTTCAGCATAAAAATGAATAACGCACGAAAGCCCTTCTAACAGCGTTATTTTATCGTTATAATATCATCCGGATCTACTGCCACTGATGAGCGTAGATTGCTTAATTATAGCCCTTTTAGTTATCACAGAGCCATTGCCTGATAACCCGGCATGAAGCAAATAGCTTTTGGTCGCTCCGATCTGATCCGCTGTCAGCACGGAATAGACAGCAGATATACTGGAGAAGTACCAGTCCCGCTGCTTTGTCCATTCAATCGGGCATATCAAATGCACGTGTATAACCTTGCTCATATCATCCACAAATATAGTCAAAATATTCCATATAACAATTATTTGGAACATTTTGAGCAAAATTTATTCTATTCCGGAGCATAAATAACAGCCTGCAAACACAGATCCAATCCATACTGATGGAATATCATAAGACGGCACAAGGACATAAAACCACCATTCCAGCCCCAAAATACGCAATCTGAGTAGCGGATGTAAAGAATAGAACCCGCTTTCAGGCGAAATCGCCCATTATTGTAAAGCAGATGTAAGAACCGTGTAAAAGAAAAACCGCTTGGAATTTTCCCGCCAATTTCAAGCCACTCCCCTAACCCATTGACCCGCAAAGCATTTCAGCGAATTTCCCCGACCAACAAATAAATCGCTTCGTTTTGCGCCCCATAAATCTCTATTCTCACGGTACTTGTAATAGTACTTCTCTGTGTAATCATAATTATTCTGACCAAACAATCTTTTCATCAGTTTATTCCAGAGATAGAAATCAAAGTTAAAATCGGTAGTATCCTTCGTATTAAAGAACTCTGACGATGTCATATAAGTAATATCCGAAACGTCATCACCGTCGTCTTCTACACTCAAAACGTCATCTGTAATCTCTTTTACATCTTCTTGCAGCTTAGGAAGTTTTACATTCTTACAGAAGGTAATTGTATTGCCATTTAATTTAGGCAGTCCAAGCTTGTTTGCTTGCCAATCATAACTGTTAAGAGCATCCTCATGAATGATGGCTCTATAACGAATTGTATGGGTAATCGAATTGGAGTTTGCCACTGACGAAGTATGCCATATCAATGAAATTTGATATGATGTTGAATCCTCTGGCTCTTCGTTTGGCAAGTTGAATTTTCTGATTTATTCCTTCGAGGATCCCATTATTCACTCCCGGACAGGTGAAGTTTGTGATAATGCCGGACCAGTGTGCCTTAATGGTGTTTACAAACTTTTTCATGTGGGTGAGTTTTGTCTGCTTGACCGCCTCGCACCACTTTTCGAGATATTCTATGGCATCGTCTGATTTCTCGAATGAAAACGCATCAAAGAATCCTTCTTTATACTTATATGCCTCTCCGAGTGTCGGATAAGTCAGAAGAAGGGTTTCCAGTTCCATCTGTTTCTTATCCGAAAGATTGGATTTCTTATGCAGTAGGGTGAATCTGTGTCCTTTAAGCAGCTTCTTTTCTGCCTGTTCTGCTTTTCGGGTATTGTCCAATGCCTCGTTCAACATCTTGATGATATGGAATTTGTCAAACACAAGGTCTGCATGATTGAAGTACTCAAAATAGCCGCTGATAAAAGACGGGGACATATCCATGCTGACGACCTCTATGTTCTTTCTGTCACCGCCCCGCTTCTCCAGCTCTTCTACAAACTTTTCTATGGTTGCCTCTCCCTTGCCGGCGATGCAGAATACCAGCTGTCTCGTATCAAGGTCAACGAAATTGGTGATATAGTTGTGTCCCTTACGGCTCGATGTCTCATCTATGCCTATTCTTCGTACCCTGCTGAGGTCGATGTTTTCTCTGGCTTTGGAGACCCAATGGTGGAACACTCTCCATATGCGCGGTGCTGTCACACGGGTATGTTTAGCTACCGATGACACCGGCATCTCGCTCTCTATCAGCTTCATCGCATATGCTTCAAACAAAAGGGTAAAGCCGCTCCCGGGACGTGACCACGGCACTTCGACCATTCTGACTTTGCCATCCGACATGGGAATTCTTGGCACACGGCAGTGCAGATAGCACTTGTGTTCAAAGAAATTCAGATGACGCCATTCTTTTTCCTCCGTATCATATGCGCTCACCTGTTCTCCTTTGTCATTGAGGAATCGGCTGCCTCTATTGAAATCTATATGTATATGGAGTTCCTTGCCGTCAGCAGCATCCTCAAACGACACGGATTTAACCTCCCATGGAGGGAGCAGGCCAAGCCCCATGGCAAATATGTCTTCACTTCTCATACGACAAAGTTAGTCGTTTTCGGCGATTCTATTCACTAATACCCATACAATTCGTTACAGAGCC